TGATTCTGCTTTTGGTAAGGGAGATTGGGCTGGTGACGTTCTCAGATATTATGGTGTTAACGCAGCATAAAAAAAGGGAGCCGAAGCTCCCTTTCCGTATTAACCAGCAAGCTTCTTGAAAAATTCCAACGACTCATCATCGTCGTCCTCTGCAACATGCTTAGGTGTATCAGCTGCCTTAAACTTAGGAGCAGGTTCAGTTCGCGCCCATGGAAGATCCTCTTCCTCGGCACGTGCTACCTTAACAGCAGGAGTATTCTCATCAAGAACCTTCATAAGACGTGCGTGGAGTTCCTCGTAGCTCTTAAAGTTCTTAGGAGCAAGAAATTCCTGCAGAGAATGTTCAGCCTTCCAAATCCCTTCAAGTTCCTCATCATCAGAAAGAAGAGGTCCAACCTTATCGAATTCTGACTTATCGTAGTTACGATAGCCTTCTACGTTACGAATCTTAAGCTTGAAGTTCGCACCAGCCCAAAGATCGAAAGGATTAACAGGCTCGTCACCAGGGAACTGTGGGTTCATGGCATCATTGAGCTTGTCAAAGATCTTCTTGCCATACTTGTACAAGAACACCTTACCCTCGTTAGAAGGATTAGAAGGATCGCTAACGACATAAATGTTAGAGATAAAGTGGAGACGACGCTTCTGCTTACGAGCGATTTCCTTGTTGGCTTCGATGCCAGAGTTCCAAAGCTTAGAGTTATACTCTGAAACTGGATCCTGCTTACCGAGAGTAGTCAAGGAGTTCTCGATATACCAACCACCTGGACCCTGGAACCCGTGATCGAACACACGAACGAAAGGAACATCTTCATCGGGAGGGGAAGGGAGAAAGCGGATAACTGCGTATCCATTGCCAGCCTTATCGACTGTGGCGGTCCAGAAACGCTCGTCTGAACCCTTTGATTCTGAAGTTCCATTAACCTTGGAAAGTTCAGCAGTAAGAGCCTCAAGGGACTTCTTACCAGACATTGACTTAAGCTTAGAAAAATCTACCATATGTATTCTCCGTATGTTTGTATGACAATATATTACGATGTATAGAAGCTAATGCTTCAACATTATTTAGTGTACCTCTATTCGTCAAAATAGTCAAGGATGATATTTTTTATCTTATCCTTATCGTATTCGATGAATGGAGAGTACTTCTCAACTTTGATTCGGAGACTATCCCAAATCAAATCATATTGCATCTTAGAGTCCCAATGCTTCTTAGCATGAGAAATTTCTAATAGCAAACACATAGTATCAAGGCTAATCTCTTTGCCAAGATACAATTTCAAAAGTGTAGGATGTTCGTTATTCCTACAAACGAAGTTATCGTTGAACTTGGGGTCGAGTTTACCAAGCTCTTGTTTGAAAACATAGGATAAAGACTGCTGACGTTTTAGCCAATCCTTATATGTTTTCTCTGCCTCTTCACTATAAGCTAACTCACGTATCCATGACTTTTCATTAACTGAAAGATTAGCAATAAGGAAGTTATGAACGTCTGGATGCTTGGCAAGCTTCTGAAAGAACAACTTATCTTTACGTTTATCAAACGAAGATATGTTTACCTTCATCTTGCCATTATATTTGAAGTAGTCATAGGTGGGCTTACTGAAATGATTCTTAAGAGCAAGATACTCTTGATAACATTCGAATGCTGACATCATACTTTTACTTTGTTGTAGTACTCTGCGAAAAAGTCACCAAGCTCTTTATCCATCAAATGACCAGCGCCATTACATGAGATGTACATTAGATACAGCTGCCAGATTTTCTTATCAAGAGCTTCGAAGGTTTCAAACTTGGATTCGTTTTTACCTTCCATAACAGTGTATCCCTTTTCTTCAAGGTAATCAACAAGATCTTGTTCGTCAAAATCATCAAGGTCAAAATCAACATCGACTTCTACACAAGCTGTTTTTCTTGTACTACGATAACCCACCGCTTACTCCTATTAAAGAGGGAGCCTCGCTCCACGTTTTAGGATATTCATATTTTCTGCTTCTGACTGGATCTTAGATTTCATCACAGGATCTTTTCTAATCCAATGCGCAGCAGTTTCAACTTCTAGATTATTTTTCTCGCACCACATTACAACTGCATCTATATATTCGATATTTTTGGTGCTACAAAGCTTTTCGATCTCTTCAATAAAAACAAAATTATTCAGGTTTATCAACTTCAAATCCTTTGATCAAACGAAAACCAAAATTAATTATATCACTGGCAATCAATGTGCAAAATACGATTCCTGCCATCTCATACCACTTAGGAAAATTAGCGAAGTAGTTTGCCCCATAGAATAGGAACTGCGATAAAACTAACATTAGAACGCCAAGAGGGATATCCTTGACGAATTTTGCCTTGCTCATACTATCTCCTGATAATGGTAGGGATGCCAGGTAACGCTCCTGGTCTAGAACAGTCATCTACTGCTAAAGAGTTTATAAGTCTCTCTCGTGTCTTACACCCACCCCCATAATGGCGGTCACTGAAGGATTCGAACCCTCGACCCACGGAGTAGAAATCCGTTGCTCTATCCAGCTGAGCTAAGTGACCTGAAAAGGTGGCGGGATTCTGTTTCCACGTTCCCGCCGAACGCATGTTAGGCAGCAAGTGCCATAACTAGGGGTGCATTATCGTTTGCATCTAACGTTTACTTAGTCTCTTCGTACCTTTACTTCAACCCATCGAGCCTATTTCGCCCCCATCAAAAGCACTACCCGACTTATATTCCCCTGCATACGTCATTTCTGGTGCAGCTAATGCGTTAGTGCTTTTGGTGGAGGCGTGGGGTACTGCCCCCCAGTCTGGATCGTCTATTCCGTGCGCCTCAACAACCAAGCAATATATTTAGTATACTACACTAACCAATTAAAGTCAAGTTATCTTTAGCAGGATAGTATTTTCATTGATGCGGTGGGCAAAAGCAGCGTCGCTCTTAAGCTCGTCCATAAGTTTACGAATAGTAACCTTACCTGCTTCTTGGACCTTCTTAACATACTCTTCTGACTTGCGACCAGTGCGTTTGCTGATAGAGTTAGCCTCATCATAATTGATAATACTAGTACCCTTTACCTGAAGTCCGCCACGATCAATAGCACGGAAAACTGTAAGAACTTTATTCTTTGTATTGAAAGTCCAAAGCTCCTGGCACCCAATAAGCTTCTCTGGGTTAATAGAGGCGATCTTGAAGGTATTATCTTCCTTCTGATACTTAAAGTTTTTGAGCTTCTTCTCTACAGAGATAGTACGAGGCTTGCGAGGAGCACGAGTTTTCTTGGTTACATTACCGTAACGCTCGGCATCTTCGATCAGTTTATTATAGAACTCAATACGATCCCTAAGCTGCTTCTTGGTCATATACCCATAGGCTTCCTTAAGCTGGGGGTCTACGCCGTCAAGCGCCTCGATAAGTTCGCCAAGTATAGGAGCGTAATACGTAGCTATAGCTGGACAATAAGCAGCAGGGATCTCTTTGCCCTTTAGCCAATCGTAGAGCGAGAACACTTCGCCAGTGTCTATAAGCTCTTCGATATCGCCAATAATTTCTGACTGGCGGTCGCGCATACGATCCTGGATAGACGTCTTATTTGTATTTGTAGGTTCTGAAACCTTTGCCTTGGTAAGGGTATAGGCAAAGGTTTCCTCAAGAAACTTCTTTGAATGCGCAGGAACATCATAACCCCTGCTGATCATACGAGCAATCGCACCGCAGGTTGCGTTAACCCACTCGTCAGGAACAGAGCGAAACTTCTTCAGTTCAATTAGACGGTTTTGGTTCTTCAACCAAGTTTCTGTATACTCTTTAATCTCTGACTTATCAGCCATGGCATTATACCAGTTATAGGCAATAGCCATTTCACCTTCGGTCATAGCGCCAAGGAACTCTGGCTCGTCGCCCATATACTTACGATTAATGAGGTAAGCTTCGCTACGAGAAGTACGAGGCTTCTTTACTTTCTTAGCGATCATAGCAGCGCGACGAGCCATTGATTAGTCCTTTTCCGTTTCGTTTCCAAGAGTATCAAGATACAGTTCTACACAACGCTCCTTGGCATAGGTATACACATTTTCTGCATCTTCCCGACTAGTTAGCTTATCAATAAGTTCGTAGATTCGAAGCATAGAACCTTCGGTTCCGGCGGAGGCTTCGCGCCAGGCAAAGGTATATCCAAACTGTTCCTTCATCTTATCATGAAGGATTTGCTCGAGCCTTGCTTCGTTACCAGGTTCGGTGAATAAGAAACGAACCCAAATATCGTCGTTGGTGATATTATTATGCTTGATGTAATTACATGCATTATGCTTATTGGTCTTCATACACCAAACACGACCAAAGATAGACTTACTCTTACCGATGTAACCGAAGTTAGGAGATACAAGTTCATCAGACTTATGTTCTGTCCTAGCGGCGATATACACCCCGTTCGAACCGTGGGTCTCAATAAGTTCTGTCATACGCTTTGACATAGGATTGAAGATCGTATCAAGACGCTGCCAATCAAGGCGAGACTTAATAAGGGTATCAACTTCACGATTATTCACTTTAGGTTCTCCAAAAAACGAGGCAATTGTTGAAATTTTTTCATAGATACGTACACGACCAGCTGGGATATTTTCATTTGGTGCATACCCAACAACTCGAATTTTACCATGGCGATGAAGGCGACTCAAGCCATATGAAACATCAGCGCCTGTAAGTGGGGTATCAACAAGTTTCCTAAGATCAGAAGATTTGAATCTATGACCAAACGAGAGCTTATTCAAGGCATTTTCTACAGCATTATGTAGATGGGGATAGAGGAGTTGTGTCATCACACAGCCTCCGCCATTTCAATTGCCAGCTCGAGAGCCTTGGTCTTGACACCCTTGTTATATCCATACCAGGCAGAGGTAAGGCGAGTATCAGCCGAACGACCAGCAAGGTGATCCGTCAGATAGGTGACGGCATTGAATGGCTGCCACCAAGTACCCTCGGCATACTCGCTGCCAGGCTGGGTATGCAGGATATCCAGAGCCAGCTGTGCACTCTTCGAAACTTCCTTCTTCTTGACATTAGAGCCAGAGACGGGGAAGATGCGGCAGAAGTACTCGACGATATCTTCGCCTTTGGCTTGCTTTGAGCCGAGGAATGAAGCCATTTCCTTATACTTGGCCAGCTTGTTCGTGGCAATGCCGAGCATATCCTTGACGTTCGAGGGGTCAAAGACCTTACGATGGCTAATCTTGGCCATACGCTCAACGTTACTATTCAGAGACAGAGTGAGCGTATTGTTACACACTACGCGAATCGGAGTGAACCGAACATCGGTCGAGTAGCCGTACTTATGGAAGTTACTGAAGAGGAGATAGGAATCGATCTGGTCGCCCTTGAACAGTTCAAAGCTTTCCTTGACCTTGGCAAGACCCCAGACGATATTACCACCCTTAAGAGAGCCAGCGGTATGCATTTCCATATCACCAGCAGCCAAGAACTCATTGAAGAAGTCGAAGGCTTCCTCGTTCTGAACGGGATTCCAGTCATCTGAGACAACGTCCAGGATCTTATTATCCATAGAACGAACGAGAGCCGACTGACCGATAGCCACGTTCTTACCACCCACATTAGCAAATGCCGGAATTTTCTCTACGGTCCAATCGAGACCAGCAGCCTCGAGCATTTGAGCAGGAGTAAGATCCGCAGGAACCTTAACACCCAGACCATGCCAGGGCACAGCCCCGACATAAGCCATCTGATCCTTACCATTCACGTTTTCGATTTCATGCGCCATAACAAAGTTTCCTTTCACAATTGATGAGTCATCCTCAACTCATCATATACATATATTAGCTTGTTTTCACTCTAAAGTCAATTTGTTTTTTCAACAAAGGCATAGTAGGAGTCGACGATTTTTTTTATTTCAACCTCTGTCTCATCATACTCTTCGGGGTCAAGAATCGCCATACACACTTCTACGTAGTCTTCTTCGGTAAGAAGCTTCTTACAGAGCCTAAGATAGTCTTCTGCTGTCTTCGGCACAGGGGTCGGGATATTATTGATATAATCATAGGTCTTCGGAAACTTAAGAATATTATTCATCTTACTACCCCCTAGGAAATTTTCTGCCGAACAGTATGCTTCTTAATAAACGCCTGTGCCTCTGGACGATAGATGTAGTATAGCAGCATAACCTCAAGAGCCTCGGATAACTCCATCGCATGGAACATATCTTCATACTGATACTGCTTAAGAGGTCCAGGACATTCCTTCAGCCTACGGATCTCGTCCTGCTGTGAGATGTAGTCTTTCTTAAGTTCGTCAACAACGATCTTCTGTACAATGTCATCATCAATATCAAACTTCATTTTGCTTCTCCTTCTCTGTGTTATCTTCTATTTCAGTTTCCCAATACCTGCAGTAGAAGTAATCTCCACAGGCATCGATTTCTTTCTGAGGATAGCCCTGCTCAATCAGCCAGGCTGTCATATTCTCTGGTTTTGGATCGGGTACTGGCATAGGAAAGCCATACTTCCAACCAGAAGGTGGATCAATCATCAATACTGTTTTCTTCATCATTACAACCCCATCAGTTTCATATACTTGACATAATCATCAAACGCATCATTGAATCCAATTTCCCAGGCTTCCCACAATAGACTATCCTTTATATTATCAAAAGGATTATCCTCGAATAAATCCAAAGTTGGAACGCCATTCTCCACGGCACCATAACCCATGGCATAGGCTTGCTGTTCCCTTAGAGAAGGTTTGTATCTGTCATCGAACTTACTCATAGGTATCTTCCCGAAACGTTCGTACGTCGCGATACTCTACTTCCATTCCTGGGTATTGCTCTTCCATTGCAAGGACTCCCCACATTGCCTTACCATATGTGGGATATTCCAGTCGCTCGATGATGCGTGTCTTGTCAATGACCAATACAACGTGTCCTGTATTCGTGTTGCTGAATCCATTAAGCTTACGGCGATGTTTCATATTGTGTGAGATCCTTTCATTAATGATTATACTGTATAAACGAGGTTTAGTCAACTAGTTTTTTTGCAGAGAAAAAAATTCGAATTCAAGTTGTGCATAGGAAAAGCGGTGGGGGGGGGTATGTGTGCTACGCTTGTGTGGTGGTTGTGTGGCACGTGTGTTGCTGGTCTTAAAGGGTCTTTAATATTGTGCTGGGGGCTTCGCGCCACAGCCTGCAGGTACCCTCCACCAAACTCTCTAAAGGGGGAGGGTGGGGTCGATCTACTCTCGACCCAGGATCTCGCGAGCGAGGTAGACGCACAGCATGACCGTAACAAGCACCAGCAGCGGAGCGAAGACGAGGAGTGTATCTGAGCTTGACATTAAAACCTCCATGGGGTAGAATCAGAGTTCTTCGGTGATGCGTTTCACAGCGTACTTCGCGCCCTGATTCACACCGATAGCGAAGCAGATGAAGCCGAAGCCGAGAGCAGAGAGTAGATAGGCGAGTTCCATAGCACAGCTCCTGTTAGCGCATAGAGGCGAAGCGGACACCACCAATGTCAGTGGCAATGCAGTAGTGGTCGTAGCCCTCGGCAAGCTCCAGAGCCATCTCAGCATCCTGGTAGGTCTTGGCGTAGGCGACAACCTCAGGCAGGTCGCTCGAACCAAAGAAGTAGCCGTACACGATAAAGTCACCCATGAGTCATCTCCCGTTCAACCTATAATCCATCATACCGTGCTGGACTTTTAAAAACAAGGATGGTGCTGGAGAAAAACACCACTTGATTTTAAAGCCCAGCTGTAGTATGATAGGTGTTAGATCATTGCCTTGAGCTGTGCCTTAGACAGGAACCTCGGTGCCTTGAAAGAGTCAAGGTCGTTAACGATGTTCGAAACCTCAGCACGAGCCTCATCGGCGTCGAAGTCCTCGACCCCAGGACCTTCCGGGCGAGCCACGTTCGCGTAGACCTTCGTCTTCGAGGAGACTGCCTTCATGCGGGCGAGATTCGCTGCCTTGATCTTAGCAACTTCGGAATCGGGCAGCAGAGTCTTCGCAGCCACTTCCTTCTTGAACTTGACCTTGACGACCTTCTCCTTCACAGGCTTCGGTGCCTTCGGAGTCTTGGCCTCGACCGCATCCTTGAACTCGGAGGGCAGAGCCGTCGGAGGCAGACCGAACTTCGCCCGTCGTGCCTTATTCTGCCAGTAGAGAGCAGCAGTCTTCGGGGGCAGAGACGGAAACGCCAGAGCGAACTCGAGCACGAACTCAGAACAAGTGATAGAAGTATTGCCCTCATAGAGGGACAGAGCGAGACCGGATTGCGTAGCCATTAGAACACCTCTTCGTTTTCAACCTATAACCAATCATACGCCAGGACTGTTTTAAAAACAAGCCTCAATTCTCCCCGAGAAAGAAAAATTGTCCGCCGTACTCGTCGCCTTCAGCAATAATATTAACGTTCGGTCCGTCAATAACTATTGCAAAGCTTCCGTTGAAGCCAATAAGCGGAGTTTCTGTTTCAACGCCAGCCCAGCACACGAAATCGTTTGCGGTAAACGCATTGAACTCGGTCTGAGCAATAAGCGCCAAAGCCTCAGAAATTGTAAGCATTTTCGTTTCTCCGTTTCCTGATTTATATTTTATTCTACCCCGTTCAGTTTTTAAAATCAAGCGGGAAAAAATCCCCGCCCGACTTTATTTTAAAAACCTTTTATTATATAATTATTATTTAAATTTCAGCCCCCGAAAACGTTAATTCAAAATCATTTTCACCTTCAACCATAAAGGTAATTTCAGCGGGAGAGATTTCAGAAAGTTCAGAAACTATAGAGGCGGCGACCGCCCGAACTTCAGCTAGAGTATTATATTCATCAGAAAAGTCACCGATTTCACACGGGACCATAACAATAAGGTCAGAGTCAGACGGGATTTCAACGGTCAGATTAAACATTTTTAAGCCCTTTCAGTTAAGTTCATAATTTAATATAAGCTTTTAGGCTTTTAAAATAAAGCCCTTTTTCGGCTTTTATAAAATATTTCACGATAGGTAAAACCTATTAAAACGGGCGAAACGATAGGCAAATAGGGGCTTTATTTTAAAAGCTTTGGGGCTTAATATAAAAGCTCGTTGTCTGCTGTCTATTGCTGTGTTAGTGTGTTCTCTGCTATTGCTCTGTTTCCGCTGCGCTCCTATTGCTCTGTTACTGTCGGCTGTGCTATTGTCTAGCTCGTGCTGCGGCTCTATTGCTGTGTTTATGTGTGCGGCTCTATTGCTACGGTCGTGCTGTACCCTCTATTGTCTAGCTCTAGTGTGCTGTATTGTGTAGCTCGTGTGTGGCGTTTAATAGGCTAAACCTATCGTTTTTGTGTTTATGATAGTCTGAAGCTTATTACGCCTGCATTTCTAAAACGGGATTTAAATACCCCAGCACAATACGACACAATACCACACACTACAGCCTACCCTCTATACGTTCCTTATATTCTTCTACCGTCATTCCCATTTGAATAAAGAACCTCTGCCTATCTGTCAATAGAGGCAGCACAATATCAAGATCAGCACCACTATTCTTATATGCAAATATCCTACGTTCAAAGTCATCAGCGTCGTATTGAGGTATATCAAGCGTTCTTGGCTGTTGCGTTATTGGATTAATCCTGGTTATTCTTGCCATAGTTGGTCAGCACCTGTTGGTAGGGTATAGTTGGTCAGCTGTTGTTGGTCGCCTATAGTTGGTCAATGTATGTTGGTCACAGTGTATTGGTCAACCACATTGGTCCAGCGTTTGGTCTTTACCTTCTACCTTGTACATTAGTTCATTAGAAATATTAGAGAATACTTTGGACTCTATGGTCCTCAATAGATTAGATTGCTCTTTTGCGTAGGCAATAGCCTCACATAGCGATTCTTTATGGGCGATCGACTCTATGTCGACCCACTCTTCTCCATACATATCAGGATACCTTCCCCAGTGAAGTGTCTTTATAATATAGGCAGGTCTTACAGGGCGACTCATAATGCACCTGCTGCTTCTTTGATGCGCTCTACCTTCTCAGTATACAGTCTAGCAACATATCCCATAACAGAAGCGCGAACTACACGCTCTCCCGCATGATTATCATAGGCTGTAAGGCAGAATCCACCAGTAGAAAAGGAATTGCTCTCATGACAGTAAGAATAAGCCATATCAACCATGAAAGACTTCAACTCCTCCCAGGAATCATGAAGCTCTCGTGCAGAATCGTTCATAATAAAGACCGCCTTGGCAGTGCTCTCAAAGTCGTGATCGTCGATTCTCATGCTGCTCTCCTGGTGCTGTGTAAAAGACCGTCTACTACGTCGTCCATATGTATTACTCGAAACGGGAACTTCTTGTCTCCAGTAGACAAACAGAACTCGTCGGTGCTCATCCACTTCTTGCGTGGGAGAATCTCTCCCGTATACATGTCGTGTATCTCTATATGATAGGCGAACAACTGCCGCCTATCATACTGTCGGTTCCTTACTCTTACGGAGATTATCATGAACTCTCCCTCAACGGCAACAAGTGACGTTCGCAAGCTTCTTCCACTCAGAACTCTGCTTGCGGAGACTACCAATCTTAAGAGCCATACGCAAAGACAACTCGCGGAGACGCTCGTGATTGCTCTCGATATAGTCGATGACCTCTGCTTGCTGCGTAGAAGTCAACTCGGAAAGCAAACCCTGCTTGATTACCTGACGAATGCGAACCAGATAGTCACGACGATTCTTCATGGCAAGATCGATATAATGACTACGCGAAACCAGAGCCTGAAGATGAGGCGCAAGCTTATGACCCCGATCAATCATCGCGTCGAAGTCGTAGTTAGAGATAAAGATGATCGTGCCGTCAAAGTCAAACGTGCGGGGAACGAGCTCTGCGCTCTCGTCGTCAACCAACTTACCCTCGGACATCCAAGACACACGGCGAAACTCGGTCGTGTCGCAGACCGCCTTAAGAAGATTAAGAGAGACGTCGTCGAAGAAGATCGCGTCGGCGTCGTCGAATACGATAACATTGTTCTCGTGACGGTAATGATAAAGCAACTTAACCAAGCCAGTCGCTCGCACGTAGCCCTTGACGATTACGTGATTGACCTCTTCGGGGTCCCACTCGGTGAGTCGCTTCTCTACCGTGTAGCTCTTACCGAGACCAGCAGGACCAGAGACGATAAGAGCACGTGCGTTACCTACAACGCAAGCCTCGGTGAGAGTGTCGAGAATCTCGAACCGATCGGAAATGCGTGCGTCGACCTCAGCCTCGGTCTCTTGAGGGCGAGCGTCGTAAACTACCTTGAGCGCAGCCATGCGGTCGTTAGAACGAGGGGCACGGCTACCAGACTTCGGAACACCACGGGGCATATCAACATCCTCTTTGTTGCCTGATTTATAACCTACTATACCGCGACTCGCCTTTAAAAACAAGCCATCAGTTCCCGTCATCTAGATATTTCTCGTCGTCGCTCCAGCGACTCTCCGGGTAGAGATAGAGCTCGAGGCAAGCAACGGCGTCGGCTACAGCCGTCAGAGCGTGCGCCTCCTCGGATCCAGCCTCGGCTCCCATTAGCCTATTACAGAGAGCCAAGAGCTCGCGATTCAGTCGCTGAATGTCAACAACCATCTGTACCCGATCAACGATCATTCTGTGCCTCCTCGAGCTCTCGCTCTTCGGCTTCTACCTGAAGCTCTTCGAAACGATCGAGATACAACTGAGCCAGAACAGCCAGACGGTGCATCGCTCGGTCCTCGTCTCCGCTGTCTATATCGTTGATTGAAGACATATCTTCTAGTGCGTTAAGGCAATCCTTGAAAGCCAAGGCAGTGTTATAGAAACGGCAGTAGGACATATTAGCCATTATGCATTCTCCAGAGCTTGAAATGAACCACAGACGTCTACCAGATACTTCTCTGCCCTCGGATAGAGCAGAGCCTGACGAAGCACCACTTGAACGCCACCAGCGTGTGTGATTCGGTTAATCTCCTCACAGACACAGATGAGTGTATAACCATCAATCTCTGGGTGGAGGGCGAGGAATTCCTGAACGAGAGAACGAGACATTTTGGCTCCTTTCAACTTATATACAATCATACCCTACCTGTCTTTTAAAATCAAGCCTCAATCAAGATCGGCAGAGGCTTGAAGTACGGGCGACCACGCTCGGCGTAAGTCCACTCATTACCGTCGTAAAGATAGAAGAACTCGCAGTCGCTGTAATTGCTACGGAATGCCGTGGCGTCGGCGAAGTCCTTGGCAGGGCAGTTCTCGCCACGATCACGACCATAGGCTGTAGTCATCTTACCGTACGCATCGTCGTATGCCTGAGGACTAAGATTAGTCATATGACAAGAGAACGGATGCTTCTTACCGATCTCCTCGCCAAGAGAAGAGATATCGCCAAGCTCTAGTAGATCAAGAACCTTATACGTATCATTGTAGTGCTTAAGTAGCGTATCACCTACACCCTCAAGATAGCCATCCCAGTGGCAGTAGATTGCGGTAATAGAGCCATCATACTCAACGAAACCGATAGCGGAACGAGTAGCCATGATTATTTCTCCTGCGGTGCGCGATCTTCCCAAGCGGCGATCAGAGCGTCATAGTTAATGTCGTAGGGCAGATTCATGCGCTGAAGCTCCTTCAAGAACTGAATCTTATCCCACACGGTCTCGAGCTCGTCGAATGCGTCGAAGATGAATTGCTTATCCATTTTTCTCTCTCCTGATTTATAACCTATATTACCTCGTCTGGCTTTTAAAATCAAGCCATCAAACGTAATGATCGAGCTCTGTATAATTCCAGGCACGACCGAGACGAGTACCCGTGCGAGTAATACGATAGACCGCAATCTTCGCTGCGTAGGCGTCTGCCTTATTCGTCGTGCCCTGACGAATAGTATGATACTTAGAGCTCTGCTCTTTGCGAGGACCAAGGTAGAAAGTGCGGATGGCGTACTTTACGCCAGTCGTCTCTTCAAGGAACTTAAGATGCGCCCGAATAGAGAGGCGATTAGACTCGAGCTTATCAAGGGGAATCTTGCGGTAGTTCTTTTTCATGTTCAGGCTCCTCATCAAGTTATAACCTATATTACCTCGGTAGCGTTTTAAAATCAAGCGTAAACTGATTCATCAAACCAGTTCGCCTCAACAAACTCAACGCCCATCGGGTCGAGGGAGATGACCTCAATTACCTTATACCCGCCCATATCACCCCAGCGAATGTATCGCTTTACGAAGTCAATCGCATCAGACAGATACTCTGAGTCGAAGAGAATGTTCTCGTCGTCGGTGCCGTAGTCGCCGTAAACTGTGTAGATTGTCTTATTGCACATTTTCGTTCTCCTCATCAACTTATATACAATCATACCTCGGATGGCTTTTAAATTCAAGCCCTCTTTGTGATGTCGAAAGAATATTTGTAGCAGTCAGAGCCGCCGACCCCAAACGGCGTAGCGTCGTGAAAGAAAGAGAAGAACTCTTCGTCGCCGACATCAATACACCAGCACTGTCCGTATTGACGCTCCATCTCGTCTACGAAATAGCTGTAAGATTTGAAGTCCTCGTCGTTGTCTTCAAAAATGCTCTCATCGCCATACATAAGAGCGACCGCCCAGTGCGTAGGAAGTTCAAAGTGCGCGATATCCATAGTTTCGTTCTCCTCATCAACTCATACATTATATTACCTCGTCGCTCTTTTAAAAACAAGGAGCAAAAAGGACTTGTTTTTAAAACGTCATCGCGGTATAGTAGGTTATAAGTTGAAACAAGGAGAGCACGAATGTCTGGTATCGAAATCCTTCTGTCTGATAATCGTGGCGTCTATATCCCTCGCGACTTCGCCGACTTCGGCGCACATTGGGATGGCGTAAAAGCCGAAGATCTCGAAATTCTCGCCGCTGGCCCCGACCATGAACACTATTGGGATGCCTGGGACGCTGTGTTGGGGGCTGCTACCTATACCGACGGGAATGACAATGTGTGGCATCTTTCTCAGGACGGCGACCTCTTCGCCTACTGCGAGCCTCTGATGACCGACGAGGAATACTACAACTTCTTCGGCGAGCATCGCTCTGAGCTGGATCGCGAAGACCGCCTCGAGACTGACAACTGGTACGACACTTCTGCGGAGGTTTGAATATGATTAAGATTCGAGTCGAGAAGATCTTCACGGGATCTGTATCCTACACCAACCGTATCATCAGCGAGATAGAGCGGAGAGGCTATAAGTTCGTCAGCGTGCGCAAGTGGGCTGATGGTAAGTATACCTACAAATATGTGTGGGAGCGAGATACAGCTTGACTTTAAAAGAGTTGAGCGGTATAATCACACTGTGACTGTGAATCAATAAGGAATCGAACAATGGCTAGACCGAATCTTACACCAGCGCCAGAGTTGTTCTACATTGTTGAGTTGGTAAACTATAAGAATCAGGTGGTCGTTCGTCAAGAGTATCCTACCTATGGTTCGGCGATGCGTGGCGTCCAGCACTTCGAGAAAACGTTTCCTGAATACTCTGCTGTGTTTCGGGATAAGAACTTCTACAAATAAGGAGAGTTGGTCATGAAGGAATTCTTCTCAAAAGACCCAGAGAAGTTGGTCAACGAGATCAAGGAAGAGTTGTATGGTCGCTTGCTGCGCAGCCGTCAGTTGCTCGCAGCCTACGATCTTGGTAACGAGAAGCTTGCTGGTCGCGAGCTTGGTTATCGTACTGGTGTTCACGAAGAAGTAATGTACCTCGAGAGGTTGTTAGAGGTAATAGAGAGGAGTTGATATGAATCGTAGAGCATTTTTTAGTTTTCTTCCCGCTGCTCCTATTGGTATGGTGATGGCGGCGGAGGCAATGGCAAAGGCACCACCAGCGTCAATGGCTCCCGACAAGGCATTGATGACGATGACTGCTCATAAGCTTCCGCCGCCTGTAACTCCAGTAAAGTATCCTGCGTGGAATGAGTTTTCTATGAGCATTCCAAAAGATTATGTCGATCATTATGTTACAGTTGGTGATTGGCCAACGAAAAATAAGTTAACAGTTGGTAAAGGTATGGAAGTAGAAGCCGATCAACATTTTGACGAGGAAACAAGAGTTGCTATGTCGGTTGGTAAAGATGGTCATCTGTGGCTGAAGATCAACAACGAATGGAAAAGGATCGTAACAGAATGAAACGGAATCCTATTGCGCAAGATGTGCGCACACAGAAGTATCGCCCTCGTATCGTAAGAGCCAAGAAGGGAAAAGGTTCTTACTCGCGAAAGAAAATCAGTGCTTGACTTTTAAAACATTGTCAAGTATACTATATACTATAGTGCGGAATGGAGAACAGATATGAATAACTTTCTAGTTACATATGTGATAAAGAAGAAGGATGGATTCCTTCACGATCATATCGCGAAGTTCTCTACCTTTGAAGACGCAGTCAAGTTCGCACGTCGTATCCAAACTCGGGTAATGGATGGTGCTCGTCTAATCGGAATCCCTACTATAGAAAAGGTGTAAAATGAATAAGATCATAATCGCATCAGTACTGTTGGTCGCAATGGTTGGTCAGGCTTCTGCTCAACACTATCAGCGCAGGCATTACGCACCACCTCGTCAGCATCATGGTAATGCTGGTGCTTGGGTTGCTGGTGCAATTGGCCTCGGCGTTCTTGGTGCTATTATCGCGAATGAGTCGCGTAGGTCTAACTGTTATGATGAACTCGCTGGTTACGATCGTTATGGTCGCGAGGTTTGGCGCTCTTACTGCAACTGAGGAGATATATTATGGACGATGACTACAAGGTAACTTATACATTCAATGTACAATACGATAACGTTCATCTTGTTGGTGAGCCAACACATAGTTCTACTACCATTATATTTGATGGTACTGATGCGCATATCGATACAATCGTCAATCAGTTTGTTACATTTTTGAAGGCTGCTGGCTACAGTTTCCGTGACCTGGAGATCATTAAAGATGCTAATCCCTACTAAGTTCAACGTTGGACACACCTATTGGGTTCCACGTTGCTCTCCTGAGTATTCGACAGAAGAGATGCACTTCGAAGGCGAGACTTGGTCGCGTGAAGTGGTCAAGTATGTTGGTTATGCCAAGCAGAAGAGAATCCATAAAATCGTTGCATCAACAACCAGAAACGGTGAAGGTATTCATATTCAGTACTATGTCCTAAATACAGATGATGAGATCAACTCTATGTCTCAGGTGTATTCTCAGGATGACATCAATGATTATACCGAGGAAGAAGCTCTCGCTATAGCGAAAAAGTTCGAAGAGCAGGAAAAAGAGTACTACGGTAATTGAGGATA